TCTCATTAATTGTTATCTGTGCCATCTAATTTTCCTCCTTATTATTTGGCTTCTTAGCAGATTCAATCGGTGCTTCAGCTACTTCGGGCGCCTTCTCTATGATTGGCTCGCGCTTCTTCTCAGCTTTTGGATGAGCAGGTTTAGGAACTGCTATCATGCAATCAGCATTGATATAGTTACTAACCTCTTTTATTTCGCCAGGTTTGAATTCGACACCGTGGAATGTTTTCGTTGTGAGCGATACATTCTTGTAGAACATAAACTACACCTCTTTCTTTAAATATTTAAGGTCCTCATAGGGGTTTTTCTCCATCAGGCCCTATTTCAATACTATTGTCAACAACAATCTTTGGTTCAACTGCAGTTCGCTGTATATGTCTAGGTGTATAATGCAATAATACTGCGCCTTCGCATCTTAGAGGAATTATCGCTTGATACAACGCACCGTCAGATATGTACTCAAATGAACCTGAATCTGATGTAACTTCTCCAGATGCTACTACACCAAATCGCAACTTCCTATCTGCTTCATAAGGAAGATCCATGTCGATGAAGTATGTATTTGTGTACCTGAACAGTATCTCACGGACAAGCTCATCTCTATCTGCAGTGTTTGTTGCAAGTACAGTCATGTCATATTCAAGCTTAACTGGAATTGCCTTCTCATAATATATGTTATGTGTAACAGGATCATAACAAGCTGCAACACCTTTATGAATTCTGGTGAAGTTTGCGCGCTCTGTATCTATAGGTGTATCTGGATGCCGTGTTATACAGACAATAGGAAATTTTATCTGATCCTCTTTCATCTGTGCAATAAGTTGAATAACACCTGCCTTGTCTATTATTTTGACAATATCGTTGAGGCCGCTTTCTACAGATATAACAGAGGATATATCTTTCTGAAGTGCTTGGTCATATAGATACAGCATTACTTACCTACCTCCTCTTTAGTAGTATATACATCGCCTCTGTAATCTGTATTCGACTTGAAGAAGTGATTAGATGTGTTGAATGTCTGTCGCACTTCTGTGTCTGTTCTACCTACATACTGCTTATCGTATACAGGTACTACTTGACAGATGAGATGATCAGGTGCCTGAGCGTCGTATGTGATTTCTGTAACTCTGAATGTTCTGTCAGGCAGATCAGTATACTGGCCTGCCATCTTGAATATGCTATCCTTTTGAACATGCGGTAAGTTCCAGCTACAATGAATCAAAAATGGAAGATTTGCATCACCCTCGACTACCCAACCATATCGCTTGAAAGTCTTCACTTTAGGATTACCGTCAAAGAATATATTTGTGGGTAGCTCTTCAGAGTAGCTGTCAATCATCGCTTCGCCTTGAGCGTTACTTGCAGCAAGGTTAGGGAATTGATATGAACAGGGTATGCCTAACATTTGCAGCGCTTCATCATACCTTCTTCTCATTAATAGTATATCGCTTTGAATAAGATGTGCTGACATGCTATCTCCAATCGATTATGCGTTATCTTCGAGTATATCAGGAATGTTAGCTACAAAGTTGAGCCAATCCCAGTTGAACTTTTCTTTCTGAGTCAACGCAGATATGTTAAGTACCTTGCCTTCGTTTATTTTAGATTCGAACGTAGTCTTTGTTGTAGTGCAAGGCCAATCGAGCCATTCAGGTTCGTCTGTACCGTTGAATGCAATAACGTACTTCCTTGTAACTTTAGATGATTTAACTTCTATTGTAGTTATGTGCTGAAAACCTAGATTGTATAGCGTCATCAGGTATGTTAGCTGACTACCGGGAAGATGCTCTTCTTGCTTGTACGTTATATAGAAACCAAACTTCTTGAGCTGTGTTAATATTTCATCTGTAGTCATCCAGGGAATTGGAATATCTGTTTCCTCGTCTACATCAGAAATAAGTTCACCTGAACCGTTAGTCATAGCTGCAAACAGTATACCATATGCAGGATGATTAACTGCAATAAGTTGACCCTCAACAGATTTACCGGTCAGAGACGATACAGTTATGACTAAGTTTCTACTATTATTGGACAAGCATTCTGTAGCCTGCATCCAAGACGATATACTATACCTCAGAAGGTCGCTCATCTTCGTCAAACTCCCCTTTTGATTCTCGAATATAGTTGTTAAGTTCTATCTGAAATGCCACTAAACTGTCTGCAGGAGCATCAGGATACTTAGAGAAATAATAAGCGATAAGATCAAGCTTCAACTTATAATACAGCATGTTGAACTGACCCTCGTTCAACTCAGGATGCTTCTCTCTGAATATGAAGTACCTAGTTATCACTGAACTGAATGCTTTGTGGACTGTAGCATCGTTTACATGTATGTCTGCTTTTGCTAACGTCTTAAAGTTAGACGAGTTATATGTGCGGAGATCCTTAAAGAATAGATTAGCTACCTGATCAGAATTCACCTTCTTCAGCTCCTTCCTTCAAGTTTAAGCTCCAGTTCTTAGCAGCGCCACCAATGCCAGGCAGAGATTCTGTGAGCAATTCTATGATGCCCTCTTTATAGTTATCTGCATTCTCAACACCAAGATTCTTGAGCAGATCTATGTATAGCTGTGCCTGACTAAGAGCAGCATCTCTATGATCAAATGCAACAGAACTCATCTGCGTGATTATGGGATTCATGTGAAGCTCAAAAGTATCGATATATCCCGATAAGTTTCTTGCTGCAAAGTACTTGTTAATAGCCGATCTCCATCCTTCAATGTAAGCCGTTTCGAGTCGTTGAAGGGAGTTAGCATACAATGCAGATCTTTGGGACATTACATTTCCTGCTCCACCTAGACCTTCTGCAGAAGAGAAGTTCATCGCTTCTTTCGGAACACCTAAAACAGACAACTTCTTGTTCTGATAGTAGTCAAGTAGATTGTTATCGGCATCTGTTGCCTGCCCCATATTCAAGTCTGTGATGGCTATAGGATTTGTGCCATTCACCATTGGAACATATATTAAGTTGTTAGGGCTCTGAGGATTGACGAAGCTTTGTGCATCACCTGTAGATGTATTCAATGCAAGCTGCTGTTCTACCATAGACTTCAGCATCTGCAATGTAGCTTGAATTTCTTCGTCATCGCTAGATCCGCACTCAACAGCTATGAACTTGACTGTTCTAATCAAAGATGATAGCAGCAGTGCATCTTCAAGAAGACTTAACGTCTGCGTAGGTTGAACAGCTCCGCCCATGAGAGGTGCACCAAATTCAATATCATATGTATGATCATTTCCGTTGGAGTCTCTACCATCGATAGTATAGTTACCAAGCAGACCACCTAGTGAGAAATGAATGATTGAGTCCTCAGGATAGTTTATTATGTTTGTTGACTTGTCATCCGGCTTATACATGAACCCCTTAGGCTCACCTTGAAACCATATATGAACTAGATTCTCTGGAGGTACTGCATATGATGGAACTACTTCGTAAGCTGGATCAGGAATAGAGTTACCATCTAGTGCAACTTTCTGAGGCTGAGAACCTTCCTCTATTGCAAACATCCTTGTTGTAGGTAGATATAAGTTTCCAATAGTAGCGAGCTCAAGTATATGATCTCTTGCATACTTGTTTACATTCCACTGACGAAACTTAGCATTGATGATATCTGCTACATCCTTGTGTGAGTCGTCGATTGCTGTGGCCCATATAACCTGGTTCATAGTATTGAGTGTAGTAGCATCTGTAGCGTAATATGAAAGGGCTGTGCTTATTTGTGAATCATTAGCAAGTGCCCGCATGGTGTCTATCATTGTTTTGATATCTTGCAAGCTTGTTTGACCTTTAAGGTCTGAAAGCTTGAACAAAGATCCTGCAACAAAAGATCTTATCCAAGACTCTTGAGGTTTACTTCTCTTCGTTAATTTATCTAACCATCTTGCCATTTCGCATTACCTCCAAACCTATAGAAGGTTCGCAGCGGCCAAATCACTGTCGATGTCATACTGTGCAAAGAATTCATCTTCGTCGTACATAGGTATCTGAAGCTTCCTTGCTTTCTGGATCATGCCGCCATCTATATTAGTGTTGAGGCTGCCGATTATAAGAATGTTAGGTCTATCATTCTCTATTGAGGGCACCACCTTAGCAGAGTAACTTTCAAGTATACTTGCGATTGTCTGGTAGTTTCCTCTCTTGAATAAACCAGTAACAGCTATTCTGACGTTTCGGAATATAGGTGCACCATCAAATCGCTTTGACCTAGGTACAATATGAATAGTTGCAAGCATGTTTGATATCCTAAGCGGAATAGATCCAAGTTGCAGCCAGTTAACAAATCTCTGTGCAGGAAGTGAAACGAAGTCGAGGTCTGTTCTTATTCTGATAGGATTGTTGACATAATACATCACAGTTTCGACTGAGTTATTACAAGCGTCTGCAAACTTGACGAAGAATGATTCATCTGAGCATATTTCAATGGGTGTAACCGCTTGGATTGCAGAAGCGATAGTAGCATCTACTTTCAGCTGAGAATATTCATCTAAGAGCAGCACATCTGTAAGATCCAATATCTGATGGTCGGATGAAACTTTCATGAACCTTTGCTCAGACATTTCAGGAAGTTTCAAGACGCTAAGCATGTGCTGTATCGTAGGATACATCCTTGATACACAGTTTATATCATCGCAGCAAACAGGACCAGATTCAGGGACTGAGTAAACTTTCTTACATATCGGACATGCGAGCTCAGAAGATACTGGAGTCCTATATCTATCATCGGTCTTGAATGCATGAAGAATGTCTACAACATCTCTCTGAGAAAATACAAGTTCTGTCTCAGATTGAATGTTCCACTTGACTACATCTGACCAATTAACAACAATACTTCCGCCTGTGGATAGTTTTATATCTGCCATCATGAATCCTGCAGGTGTTAACTTCTTTGATACTGACTTAACTTTAGCTTGAACGAGATCCACAGGATCAAATCTATATTCAGTATTCTCGAAGATCATGTAACCTGCGATATAAGGGTACACAAATCTGTTACCGGCAGCAGATAGCATGGACTGAAGTGATTCTTCTGTGAATTTCAATGGGATAATCATACCTGGCAGAATATTAAACTTATTGATATTTAACCAGTTACGCACGTTGATAGATCCATTGAATGAAGCGGCTAAACTTCTAACATTTCCTGCGTAGAACTCTACATCCATTCTAGATAAGATAGAAGCATTAGTAGCAGCAGGCAGAACACCAAGATCTTTAAGTGCACCCTCGGAATAGAATACACCCTCTACCCAAGTTGTACCACCTACAAGCGATATGGTGTTAGGAGCAAACTGTGAAAGATGCT